CACGCGTTCGCCGCGTATCTTATCCGGCTGGCGTAACTGTTCCGGCTTCTGCTACTAAATTTGAAGCAGTATGGCAAAATGAAGACGCTAAAAGCGAATCTCAAAAAATGGTAACAGGTAGCCTAGTATTCGCAGCTTATCAATTACGTTGCAACGCCGGCGTATCTTTCCAAATGGACGTAAGAAGCCTTGCTGCTTTTGAAGCTGCATTAATTAAAAATGTAGTTGATGCAATGGGTAAAGCATTGGAAAAAGCTATTATCGCCGGTACTGGTGTAGGTCAACCTACAGGAATTACAGCAGCTACAGCAGTAGCAAAAGTAGATGCTACAGCTTGCGACTACGCTACATTGGTTAAAGCAGTAAAAGCAGTACCTTCCGCGTATAAAAAAGACTTTGTATTCATCATGAATGAAGGTACAGCCCTTAACTTCGCTACAATGGTAGATAAAAATGGTCAACCTATTATTAATTCCGGTATTGTTCAATCCCCTCAATATAAATTCTTAGGTCATGACGTAGTATTAACTGATGCATTACCTGACTTTGACGCAGCAGTAACTACTAATACAGTAGCTGTATTGTTTGATTTGTCTAAGTATATGCTTAATACATCTTATGAAGTGGATCTATACACTTATACAGACAATGCTACACGTCAAAAAGTATACGATTCTATCGCACTTGTAGACGGAAAAGTAATTGACGCTAACGGCTTAGTATTCATCAACAAAAAATAATAAAGGATACAACCTATGACGCTTGAAGATGTAAAACTATACCTTCGTATTGATACAGATGAAGAAGATTCAGAATTACAACAATTAATTAATGCGTCTATTGGCTATATCGAAGCAACCACAGGAAAAAAATATAGCGATAGCTTACCTTTAATGGAACAACTATCGCTATTGCTTATTTCTCATTGGTACACGAATAGAAATTTAGCTAATAAATCTTCTGTAATTGGTGAATATCCTCACTCTATAACAGATATGCTTATTAGTATCAAATACAACTCTATATATAAAGAGGTGTAACCATGATATTAAATCCTGGAAGATTAAATAGGCGTATTACATTTTACAAAAAACAAAACACTACAACGCCTAAAGGTTTTTCTACTATTCAAGACGTACCTATTTATAAATGTTGGACGGCTGTATATCCGGTCAGAAGTACAGACCAGGCTACAAACAATACTATTCAAAATGTAGACCAGGTTAAATTTATTATTAGATATACAAAGAAAGTTACCTTTGATACGAATATGACTATTAAATTCAAAGATAAAGTCTATCGTATTATTGGTATAACAGATCCATACGATGATATGGAATCTTTAGAAATTCTAGCGGAATCTGTAAGCCGTGGCAACAATACAAACGATAAAACACGGGGTACAAAATAATGGCAAGCATCGAATTTCTTAATATGGACGATTTAATAGACAATATAGCCGATGCTATTGCAGAATATCCAATCGAAGCAGAAAAGGCTTTAAATCGTACCGGACTAGCCCTAAAAAAAGAATTAGCAGAAAAAACTCCGGAATCAGATACAGACCACAAAAAGAAACTAAAAAAATCATGGAAAAAGCGTGTAACTGGTACTAACTTAACTAACTTACAAGCAGAAGTATATAATACAGCGCCACATATTGGATTAGTTGATAGAGGTCATAGAATCGTATCTAAAAGCGGTAAAACAGTAGGTTTTGTTCAAGGGAAACATTTTATAGATTCTACCACTAAAGAAATTGGACGTACTGTAGTACCAATTCAATTAGAATCTATGGTTAAGCGATTGAAAAAGAAGATAGAAGGTAAATAATGAATCAGCTAGATATATTACAAGCCGTACAAGCTAAATTAGCGGAATCCTTTAATTATCCTATCTACCTTGATGAAACTAAAGAAGGCTTTCAATCGCCTTGCTTTTTTTTAAAGGCAATCCGCAGCACAAATAGAGATAATTATACCTATCATAAAAATAATGTATCGGTTTATATAACCTTCTTCGCCGAAAAAGGTACACTCCTAGCAGAAGAATTATACGCTATTCAAGATACATTATTTACTGATTTTACATATGGTTTTTATCTTTTAAATAAAAGACATTTTTTATTAACTGAAAATCTACACGCAGAAATAGACGGGGAAGACAGCGATATTATTACATTCTCTTTTGATGTTAAATACTTTGACGTTAATCCGTCTACTACTGAATACGAAACAGTTAATACATTACATTTACAAGAAAGGTATAAATAATGGGCTTACCAGAAATTAGCGTTTACTTTAAAGAAAAAGGAATCGCAGCCATTGAATCCGCTAAACGTGGTATTATTCTTATTTTGTTGAATGATGCAAGCGTTCAAGCCGTTACAAAATATACTGTATTCGATAATGACGATATTCCGGAAACGCTTTCCGAAGATAATAAAAAACAAATTGAATTGTCTTTAATCGGTTATCAGACTACGCCTTATAAAGTTGTAGTATTGGCTTTCCCTAAAGGCGCAAAAACAGTAGATATTAACGCCAAATTAAAGGCAGCAGAAGCGCTTAAATTTACTTACCTAGTATATCCGGAAGCAACTACTGAAGAATCTACTACTATTGCAACCTGGATTAAGGCGCAACGTAGCCAAAAAGACAATAAAGTTAAAGCTGTACTTTATAAAACAGCAGCCGATAATGAAGGTATTATCAATGTAACAAATGAGTATTTTGAAGTTAAAGACAAAAAATACACAGGTCAACAATACTTATCCCGTATCGCCGGTTTAATTTGCGGTACTCCGGCTACTATTGCTTGTACTTTCGCACCATTACCGGAAGTAACTGGCGTAGAATTTGTAGATCGGGAAACACTAGATAGACGTATTGACGCCGGCGAATTCGTAGTCTTTGATGACGGCGAAAAAATCAAAGTAGCGCGCGGCGTTAATTCCTTTGTAACTACTGTTCAAGATAAAGGGAAATCTTTCAAGAAAATCAAGCTAGTAGAATTAATGGACATGATTCATGACGATATTAAGAAAACAGCGGAAGATAATTACTTAGGTAAATACGCCAATTCCTATGATAATCGCTGCTTGCTTATTACAGCTATTAACGGCTACTTCTTAGAATTGGAATCTAACTCTTTAGCGGAAAAAGGTAAAAATAATTGTTCTATCGACGTAGAAGCGACTAAGATTTATCTCATGAAGAATGGTCGCAAGACAAAAGAAGAATTAAAACAAATGAAAGAAATTGACATTAAGTACGAAAACATTGGCGATAATGTCTTCTTGACAGCGGAAATGTCTTTACTTGATGCCATTGAAACAATTAAATTGCCTATCCATATTTAATAAAAGGAATTAATACATATGCAAGAATACAAAGATTATCAAGTTATTAATGGTACTCATGGCGAAGTATGGGTTAATTCTCACTATCTAGCGGAAGTTATTTCCCTCAAAGCACAAGTAACATTAGATAAAACAGAAATCAAACATATTAAACGCCTTACTAAAGGTTATAAAGTAATGAGTATGACGTGTAAAGGTTCTATCAAATTACACAAAGTAGATAGCTTCTTCTTAAAAGCTATGGTCGATGAAATTAAGGAAGGTAAACAGCCAGTATTTACTATTGAATCTAAATTAAGAGATCCTAATTCCATTGGCGAAGAAAGAATTATTATCCGTGATGCTACTTTTGATACTCTTAACTTGATTGACTGGGAAGCCGGTAAAGTTGGTGAAGATTCCTATAACTTTACTTTCTCAGAATTTGAAATCACAGAATCTATTTAGATTGCTATTCAAAAGGGGCTTATTTTTTATAAGCCTCTTTCTTTTTAATAAAAGATAAAGGAAATATATAACATGGCGGAAATTAACTTAGTAGATACATTGTTATCTAAAGACATTGAAACTTTGACGGCTAGAGAAACTTGTACTTATGTAGTAGAATCTCTATCTAAAAAAGCTAATACAAACTTTGAAATCACATTACAAGCATTAACAGCTAAAGACTTCATGCGACTACGCAAGCAATGCAGCACTACCGATAAAAAAGGTAAAACTACTATGGACGAATCTAAATTCGCGGCGAATGTACTATTAGAAGGTATTAAATCCCCGGACTTACACAATGAAGCACTTGTACGACATTATAAAGTGGCTAATCCGGCAGAATTAGTATTATCTATGTTTACTGTAGGCGAAATTGGCGATATGGTAACTAAAATTAACGAGTTATCCGGCAACAATATCGAAGATGCAGAAGCCGTAGAAGAAGAAGTAAAAAACTAATTAGCACCGATAGAAATGTACAAAATATGTACTTCTTGTATCGTTATCATCATGTAATGCCTAGTACATATTTTACTATGCCTATCGGTGAAAAAATTATCGTTAATGCCTTTGTATCTTATGAAATAGAAAAACGAATCGAAGAAGCCGAATCGTTGAAAGGTAATTAATGGCTACAGTAATTGATGCAATTATTAAATTGCAAGACCAAATGTCAGACAAATTAGCAGCGGTTAATAGCAACTTAAAGAAAACCGATAGAATGGCTAAGGCTACCAGTAAAAGTATAGCCAATATGGGTAAAAACTTCGATAAAGCTGCTAATAAATTACAGCCTTTTGCAATGGCAGCAGTCGGAACAGCTACACTGGCTATCAATGCTTTCGCAGATTTAGATACTAAGCATCGCGCTATGCTTAATAAATTAGATGTTGAAACGCGTAAAAGTGCAGAAATTTCTAAGCAAGCATTTATAGATATGTCATTAGGCGTAGCAAAACCGGCGGAAGAATTAATAAATATAGCTAACTCTTTAGGCGGTGCTATTGACGGACTATCCGGGCAACAACTAAATAAAATGACAGAAGAAGTAGCTAAATTTGCTATAGCTACAGATACAGCTTCAGACGTTGCTTCTAATATGGTATCTAATACAGTTAATGCCTTTAAATTGCCAGCTACTGAAGTACCTAAGCTGTTAGATGCTATTACAGCAGCTTCTAACTATTCTTCAGCAGATGTAGCGGACTTAGGTGAAGCACTTTCTAAATGTTCAGCAGCTGCTTCCGGTATGAATCAGAATGTATATGACACTTCCGCAGCATTAGCCGTATTAGCTAACGCCGGTGTAAAAGGTAGCGAAGCCGGAACGGGTTTATCTAACGTATTTGAAAGAATGGCTAACCCGGCGAATGTAAAAAATCTTACAGATATAGGCGTAGCAGTCTTTGATGCAGAAGGTAAAATGCGTAGTTTAGTCGATATAGCTTCAGACTTTGATAAGCAGACAAAAAATATGACTGGCGCAGAAAAGCAATATATAGCATTGCAAGCCTTTGGCGATGTTGGCGGACGTGCTTTTACTAAATTAGCCGGTAACGCAGAAGCATTTAAGAAGCAACAACAACAAATAACAGACAGTCAGGGCGCTATGAATCAAGCCTATGAAGAAATGAATCAATCATTAGGCGCTAATTTACAACTAGCAAAAAATAGCGGTATGGCTATCCTTTATAAAATAGGCGAAAAACTAGCACCACAGGTAAAAGAAATTGCGAATTATCTTGTAGACTTATCTAAAAAATTATCCCGTGCAGATGATGGCACATTAGACTGGGCTATTTCCATTGGTAAAGTAGTAGTAGGTTTATTCGCTTTCTTAAAAGTAGCTAGTACTACTATGTCTATCGTATCAGCTATTGCAGCCCATATTAAGACGTTACGAATGGTATTTAGTATTATTCAAATAGCGGCAAGCGGACTATTCAAAGCCTTAATCTTTGGTATTCGTGCTGTAGCTGCTGCATTTATGAGTAACCCTATAGGCTTAATTATAACGGCTATTATCGCTGTATTATTATTACTTTGGTATAACTGGGATTCAGTTAAAGCTTATTTGATAGCCGGTTGGAATATGCTTAAAGGCGCTATTAGTGCTGTTGTTAATTGGTTTACTGACACTTTAGTTCCCGCCTGGAATAACGGAATAGATGCAATCGCTAACTTCTTTAGTAATTTATGGGAAGGTATTAAAGCCGGTGTATCCGGTGCAGTATCATTCATTAAAGACGGAATTAATACAATTATTAGCGCCTTAAATAGTGTATCGTTCCATATTCCCGACTGGGTACCTAATTGGGGCGGTAAAGATTTTAGTTTAAACATTCCTTTATTATTCACAGGTACAGAAAACTGGAAAGGCGGTTTAGCTAAAATCCATGATCAAGGCGGCGAAATTGTAGACCTTCCTTCCGGTACAAGAGTTATACCACATGATAAATCTGTTAAAGAAGCCAGGGAAATGGGTAGAAAAGAAGGCGCTATTAATAATAGAACCAATAATTCTATTAATATTAATAAATTGGCAGATTCTATCGTAGTACGGGAAGAAGCAGATATAGATAAAATCATCTCCGGCTTAGTTGATAAATTACAAGTACACGCAATTAATACTATGGAAGGGGCTGTATAATATGTCATTATTCACGGCTAGCACAATAGAAACTATTGTTAATAAAGGACTGGCGCAGCTATTCAATAAAAATATGCTAGCTAATACAGCCGAAGACGGACAAATTATTTTAACGGGTAAAACTGGTAGTATTACTCTACCAGTTCCGCCGCCTTCTTATTCTGTAAAAGTAGCGAATAACAATAGTATTGTTAATATCCAATCTTTGGGCGATATTAACATGATAGGGAAAACAGGGCTACAAAAAATATCCTTTTCTACTTTCTTACCAGGTATAGACAATACTTTATATAAAGCAGTCGATACAGCAGAATACATTAAAAAAATAAATTCGCTCCGGACAGCAGATACATATTGTCATATAACTATTGTAGGTACAAATGTAGATTTAGATGTTACGATTGATTCCTTCGATTATGAAGATGCTTCCCCGGTAGGTGATATAGATATTTCCCTATCCCTAACTGAATATAAACATATTGGGGATTTAAATAAACAAGTCGAAAACAAGACGGGATTAAATCAAAGAAAAATTACAGCCCTAGATAAGGTTAAAGCTAATCTAGTATATAGGAAAGGTGATACGCCATTAACCTTCTTAAATCGTGCATTATCTAAGACAGATAATCGCGGTTTAGACGTAAACCAATCTAAGTACTTATCATATGCAAAAAACCTTGTTAAGACAGCTAGTAAAAAGAAAATATCATTTAATCCAGGAGATCTAATCAATATTAGAAAAAACAATGATAATTCTTTATCTGCTATCGTCAACAATAAAGAATTTCCATTAAAGGAATCTACCTTTAAATTTAATAGTCCTTCTAAGGTGAAATCATGAGTACATTTAAATTCCTTATCAATGATAAAGACCTAACCAATTATATTATCTCTTTCACCTGGTCGGGCGATAATCAAGAAGCAGCTAGAAAGCTAGAATTTACTATTGCCTTCAACAATGTAACTAAAGATAGTACCTTTGTTAATCCACCTATAGAAATTGGCGATACTGTAACAGTTAAATACGTTGAAGAAGTATCGTCTTTAGAATCAAAAGAAATCACTCTATTTAAAGGTAAAATATGGGTACATAATCGTAATACACAAGGTTATGACAAAACCTTTACAGCCTACGATAATTTAATTTATCTTGCGAAATCTAAGCTAAATAAGAAATTTAAAGATACTACTGTACTTGATGTACTTAAACAAGTGGCGAATGAATGGGGCTATAATATTGTTTTAGATGAAGGCGTTGTACTTGATGCCAAAGGTGATTTTATCGCCGATTCTATGACAGCTACAGAAATATTTAAGAAAGCCCTAGATATTCAATCTACAAAGGACAATAAAAAGTATTCTGTAATGGCGATAGACGAAAACAATAATATTATTATTGGCAATAATGGAACGAAACATATAGCCAATTTTTCACTTACAGACAAAACAAATATTATTAGTTCCAGTCATGGCGAATCTATCGAGAATCTTGTATCACTTGTATATATCGCAGATAATAACGGCGATACTTCTTCTGATAGAATAGTTAAAGGCGATTGGGCTTATAATAAATTTGGCAAAATCATTGATATATATAAACCGGACGAAAAAGTAGATACTAAAACAGCAGCTACTAAATTACTACATAGCGTAGATATTGACGCCAGTTTAGATGCAATAGGTAACATTTATTGTGTAGCCGGTAAATCAATCGAAATTCAAGAAGAAAATCTAAAAGGTAAATTCTTTATTAAATCAGATAGTCATACATTCAGTAATGGACAGCATACAATGACTTTAACTTTAGATTTTACGCAAGTAGTAACTTAATTATCTATTAAAAGAAAGATAATATATTATGAATGAAACTCCAGAATCTCAATTAATGGGTATTTTAAATGGCGTAGCTAAAAATAACCAACCCGAAACAATCCAAATAGGTAAGGTATTAGCGCCGCCGCCTAATATTAAAGTACAATACAAAGATTTCATCTTAGAAAAAGAAGACGTATGGATTAGTGAGTACTTGCTTATTGGCTATGAAAGGACAGCAAAAGGCGTTATCAAATCTGAAACGCAACCGCGCGGCGGCGGTGGTGGATATGCCTTATTCGCAAGCCACACTCACGAAATCAATAACCCTTACACAGATAACATTATCTATACTGATACGCTTAAACCTGGTGAATATGTATCTATCATGCCAATACAACAAGTAGAAGGCACTACGCAGCAATATATTATTTTAGATAAAATAGTACATTTATAGAAAGGTACTGTATGGCTAATCCATTTATCAATAGTACAGCCGATACTACTGTATCAACAAATAAACTACCATACTTAACAGAATATGCATGGGATTTTGAAAACGATAGATTTTTAAAAAATGAAGAAGGTCAGCATATCATAGTATCAGAAAATGAAGCCTTGAAGGTATGGATCTATAAAACATTGAAAACAGAAAGATTCCGATACGTTGCCTATCATGATAGCTACGGAATCGAATTAGAAAAGTATATAGGCAATACCAATATTAAGAATGTAGGTGAAATGATTAAAGCCGATATTAAAGAAGGCTTATTAGTTAATCCCTACATCGTAAGTATTGATAGTATGACAATAACGCAGCAAGAAAAAGACGTTATCGAAATCACTATAGCCCTTACATCTATTTATAAAAAGACAATTATTAAGGTGGTGATGTAATGCCCGATATATTTGGCGCACAAGACGTAAATACTATTCAACAACGATTAGTAGACTACATCAAACAAAATGGAACAGAAGAAAGCGTTATCGAAGGTACATTTAAAAGGGATATTGTAAATTCCACATCTGAAGAATTTAAAAACGTCTATTTTGAAATGGATATGCTACGCGATGCATTTTTTGCTTCTACGTCCTGGGGCGATTATTTAACAGAAAAATGTAAAGATTTTGGGATTGATAGAAAATTAGCAGCGAAGGCTAAAGGCGTAGTAACTGTTAAGGGTAACGCTTCTGCATGGATTCCTGTTAGAAGTTTGTTCCAAAGTACAAGCGGTTTTAAATTCTACACTACAGAAGAATCTTATATCGAAGATAACGGCACGGCTACTATACCTATCGAAGCCGAAAAGCCAGGCGCAGAATACAATATCGAAGCAGATACAATAACGCTTATTCCTATGAGTATTGGCGGCGTTAATTCTGTAACGAATCCTAAGCCTACTTATGACGGCTTCGATGAAGAAACAGACGAATCTTTATATCAACGATATAGCGACTATATCCGTACTCCGGCAACTTCCGGAAATATTTACCACTACAATAATTGGGCTACTTCTGTAATTGGCGTAGGTGGCTGTAAGGTAACTGAATTAGTCGAAGGAAATGGCACAGTAGGCGTAGCTATCGTAGATAGTAACGGCGATAAAGCTAGTCAAGATTTGATTAAAAAAGTTAAAGCCTATATCGAAACAGTTAGACCGGCGGGCGCTAAAGTCATTGTATCTACTCCGGAAATTATGACTATTACTATTGTAGTAACTGGCGCAGAAGGTACTGGAACAGTAGAAGCATTTAAAGCCGGACTTACTAAATACTTTAAAAAGAATGGCTTTAAACTCAATAAAGTTACACAAGCCGATATAGCTAAACAATTATTTAACGCCGGCTATACTGATTTTGCGTCTATCACTTTGAATGGACAATCTAATTCTATACATCTTAATGGGAAACTACCTAAGATTGAAAGCGTGAATATTAATGGCTAAGTTTAATAAAACGATTGGTAAAGACTTTTTACGTCAAGAAGATACGAATATCCTACGTTATTTACCGACTTTTCTTTCTGAAAATTCCACTACATTTAAACTGGTAGGGGATTCACAATCAGCGGAACACGATAAGCAAAAAGCAGCACTATTGGATCTATTCAATCAATGTTTTATTTCTACAGCTACATGGGGATTAAAGCTATGGGAAAATGATTTATTTCTAACTGTTAATGAATCTGATTCCGTTGAGAATAGAAGGCAGCGTATTTGGAATAAATTACAGTCTAAAAAGACTTCTACCATTGAATTTCTAACTGAATTATTAAATAACTATGTAGAGAATAAAGACGGAACAATAACAGAAATCTATGATAGATACCAATTAGAGTACCAGATACAAGACGGAAGTATTACTAATTGGAATGATTTGTTAGATACAATCCACCAATGGAAGCCAGCGCACCTAGGATTCTACTTCATCACTCATACAGACTTAGGCGAAGAAATATATTTTAGCGGCGTTGTATCTGATTATGAAGAAATATATATTCCTTGTAGCGTTGACTACACAATGAATGTTACTTCTACGGAAGCAGAATATATTAAAGACTTATCTAATCATAGTAGATACTAGAAAGGACATTATTATATGCCTAATAAAACTGGGGATTTTTTACCCTTACAACTAACTAATATCGGTCGCGATATGTTGACGCAAGGTCGCGCCGGTCATGTTCTAACTTTTACTAAAGTAGCTATTGGCGAAGGTACAGCAACTGGAACAGCGGTAGATAGTTTAACAGCTTTAAAAAGCCATAAATTATATCTTCCTATCGCTAAAAACGAAACAGTACACGCCGGACAAATGCGCTTACAATTTAGAGTAAATAATAAAGTTGTAACTACTGGATTTTACTTCCGGGAAATTGGCTTATATGCCAAAGTAGATAATGGAACAGAACAATTATACGCCTATACTACTTGCGGCGATAAAGCGCGTATGTTATATGACAATACTTACCCAATTCAAGAAAGAGTTATCAACATTGATACAGTAACCGATAACGCTGTTAATGTTAAAGTTATCCTTGATTGGTCGATTGTGTACGCTACACAAAAAGACATTGTAGACGCTGTTAAACCACATAAAGAATTAGCAGAATTAGACCACCCTGACGCAAGCGTTACTACTAGAAAGCTACGGGATAAATCTGTTACACCAGCTAAATTAAGCGATGAATTAAATAATAAATTATCTAATGACTTCGTTAAGAAAGCTGGCGATACTATGATTGGCGACTTAGATTTTTCAACTACAG